CCAGCGGCACCACCAATGCCCTCGGCGAAACGGTGCTGGCCTGGGCTGACTCGTCGGCCGTGTGGGCGAGCGTCGAAGGCGTGTCTTCCCGCGAAGCCCTGGCGGCTGGCCAGCAGGATACGACGATCACGCACCGCGTGCGGCTCCGCTACCTGCCGGGGCTGACGCAGCGTGATCGGTTCTCGTGGCGATCCCGCACGCTGAATATCGTCAGCCTGCTCGAGTACAACAACCGGGCCGAGCACGTTGCCATCTGCGAAGAGGTGACGTGATGGCTGGCGGCATAGAAGTTACGGTGGAGTTTCCCGAGCTGGCGGAAATCCGAAAGGCATTTCTCACGCTCCCGAAAAACCTGTCGGCCAAATACATGGCCTCCGCGCTTGGCCAGGCCATCGACCCAGGCTTCAAGCTGCTAAAGACGCTGACGCCGAAAGGACCTACCGGCAACCTGCGGCGAGCCATTCGCAAGAAGACGAAGCGATACGCAAAGACTGGCTCTGGCGTCGCCCTGGCTGGCTTCACAGCGCCGCCACGGAAAAAGGCTAGTGATCTCAAATCAAACGAGAAGGGGCAGCACCAGGGCTTCCTGGAGTTCGGCACCAAGCGCCGCAAGACAAAAGGCCGGATTGCCAGCAGCTTTCGCCGCAGCGGCCCCGTGCGTGTTGTGGTTGCCAAGCGATCCGGTGCCGTCACGACCAAGCCGAAGCCACCGAAGGGATTCGTGCGTGCGGCACCAAAGGGCGGCACCGTGGATCTTGGCGAGTTCCCGATCGGCGGCAAGTCGGGCGTGCCGCCCGTGAAGACTGCGTTTGATCGCACCCGCACGCAGATTTCATCCAAGCTCAATTCCGAAATGACGAAGGCGCTCAATAACGCCATCAAAGAAATGGCCAGCCCATTCAGGAAAGGCCTGTAGCCATGTCACTCAAATCACCCGAAGCCGTTCTCCGTACTGCCCTAGTTGGCACTACGGCAGTCAGTTCGCTCGTGAGCTCGAGGATTTACCCGGTGCTGGCCCCGGCGTCGGCGGCTCTGCCGTTCGTCACGTGGCGGCGCTCAGGCATCGACAGAGAGCAAACGCTAGGCGGGCCGATGGGCATGCCCCGCGTGAGCGTTGAGTACAGCATTTACGGCACTACCTACGAAGAGGCCCGCCAGGTGGCTGACGCCATGCGTCGCGTTCTGGATGGGTACGGCGGCACGTCGGACAATACAGAAGTGAAGCAGGCGTCGTTGGAAGACGAGTCCGACGATTTCGTGCAGCTGGCTGGAGCGGATCTCCCGCCGGTCTATCAGGTGACCCAACGCTACGACGTGTGGTGGATTGAGGGATAAAGCATGGCATTCACGCCTCATGACTCAAGCGGCACGACGTTCACTTTTGCTGGCACTGGGTACACCGTCACCAGCATCACGTACAGCATCACCGACCAGGCTGCCGCCGATCAGATTGATGTGTCGCACCTTGGTCAGACGGCAGGCCAAACCGTGCTCACGCTTTCCCGTCCGCTCAAGGGCTCGGCTGGTGACACTGGCAAGGAAGTCACCATCGAATACCTGGCAGCATCCGGCACGCCTATTGCACAAGGCTCTACCGGAACTCTTGCAATCACAGGCGGCATTTCGCTTAGCGTCACAGCCACGTGCAAGTCATCGTCCGTGACGCTCACTGTCAACGACGCCGTGCGTGGTTCTGCCGCCTTCCAGGTGCCGTAGTCCCACAGGGAGGCCCCCGTGGCGAGCTATAGCGCTGGTGTGTCTGTGACGTGGAACGGCATTGCGTTCCAGGAAGTCACCGGCCTGACGTGGACATACGGCGGCGGCCCATCCAAGGGCCGCAGCGTCATCTGGACAGACGAAGCCGGCACGTGCAGCGTCGAGTGCTTGGGCGGCAACAACACTGCCACCAGCAACTACGGCGTGCGTGCCACGCTGGCGATCTCCGGCGGCGGGCAATCCTTGACGAACCCAGCAATATGGGAGTCACTGAGCGTGGCGAATGAGGTGAACGGCGTTACTCGTTACACCGTCACGTTCAAACTTCTGGACAACTGACCAATGGGACTCAAAGAGCAAATCCAAGCCGCCAGCGTCCGCAAGCCGCTGAAGGTCCACGTGAAGGAATGGAACCTAGACGTGTACGTGCGCGTGCTCAGCGTCGGCGAGCGTGACGATTGGGAGCTGGCGTGGCTCGACATCAGAAACAAAGGCGTCGAGAAGTTCCACAACTTCCGTGCGTTCTACCTGGCACGCACCCTCTGCGACGAGCACGGCGTGCGAATCTTCCAAGACAACGAACTGGATGAAGTGGCAAAGCTCGACGGTGCTGTGATGGGCGAATTGTTCGACGTGGCCCAGCGTCACAACAAACTCACGGAGGCGGACGTAGTCGAACTAGCCGGCGAGCTTTAACGCCAGACCATCGCGGCGGTTCTTGTTCATGCTGGCCGGGCATCTTGGAATGACGGTTGGCGAGCTCGAGCAACGGATGGACAGTCGAGAGCTGAGCGAGTGGCTGGCGTTTGCCCGCTACTACCAGCCGCTCGATAACTCGTGGGCACAGACTGGAGTGATTGCTAGTGCGGTTCTGGCCCCGTACTCGCGGCGTGGCCACGTGCCGAAGCCGGCTGACTTTATCCCCACAGACGCACCACCGCAGCACCAAACGCAACTGCTCGACGTGCTCGCCCAGATGAAGCAAGACCTAGACGGGAAATGACATGAGCACAGCACTCGGATTGGCAATGCAGATTAGTGCCAACACGGCCCAGCTGGCTCAAGCTGTGGCCGACGTGAATGCCAAGCTCGACTCTATGGGCGAGGCCGGCAAGAAAGCGTCAAGCGATCTCAGCACGTTGAAAAACATTGAGATCGGCAAGCTGGCCTTGGGCGGATTGCAGGCCGCGACCAGTGCGTTTCTAAGCCTGACGGGCGCAGTGACGGGGGCGATCACGTCCGTGACATCGTTTGCCCTGAGCGTGGGCGAAGAGCTCGACGCGCTCAACGACGTGGCCAACCGGACTGGCGTTGGCGTTGAGGCACTGCAGGCGTATGCCAGGGCTGCGGCCGACACTGGCGTGAGCGTGGAGTCGTTTGCCAAGCAGATGCAAAAGCTAACCATTGCCATCGGCAATGCTTCGCTGGATGACAAGGCCCAAAAGAAGTTTGAAGAGCTCGGGCTCGTGTTTGAAGAACTCAGGACGCAGTCTCCAGAGCAGCAGTTCGAGCAGGTCGTGGACGCCATCGCCAAGATTGCCGACCCCGCAGAACGTGCCGCCACGGCGGTCAAGTTCTTCGGCAAGGGTGGTATCGAGCTCGGCGAGTTGTTCACGCTTGGTCCTGGTGCACTCACGAATATGAGGCAGGAAGCCATCGCGCTCGGCCAGGTTGTCGATGCAGATGCCGTCAAGGCGATCGACAACATGAACGATTCATTCGCTGCGGTGTATGCCACGGTCAAGGGGCTGACCGGTGCGATTCTCGGCGAGCTTGCGGGGCCAATTAGCCAGATCGCCCAAGACCTTCTTGGCGTTATTAGGCAGGCCGGGCCGCAGCAGATTGCCCAGCAGGTAGCTCAGGGCTTGCTCGATTTCATCAAGCTGGCGGGCAATGCGTTCTTCAAGTTGGCCGAGTTCATCGAAGCGTTTATCAAGAAGTTCGCCCCGATCCTGGGGCTCGACATCCGCAGCGAAGCCGAGAAGGAGTTGGAGGCGCTTCGCAACAAGGAAGCGGGCACCACTCGCACAGTCAGCATCGGCGGCCGGCCTGTTGTGCAGTTCACGCCAGGCGAGCTGACTACGCAGGAAAAGCAGCGGCTGGGCGACCTTGAGCGGCAGGTGGCGGCCGAAGCCTCTGGCAGCGTGCTGCGGCAGTTCCAGGCCAACTTTAACGCAGCCATCGACACGGCATCCCAATCTCTTCAGCAACGCATGGAGGCAAACGCCGCAGAAGCGGGTCCAAACGCCGCCGAGGAAAAGCAGGTCACGCTGCTCGAGCAGATCAACCGAAATGGCCAGATCGGAACCGTGGAGATCCTGAACTAGCCATGTCCGTACTCGCCTTCCGTGAAGTTCTGCCGCGCACGTTTACGCATCGGTTTGGCGAAAGCCCGACTGCAGAGCGGAAATTCGTAGTCACGACCACGCAGCCCGTCGCGCACCAGCTGCTGCTGAACACCGTGGGCATCTTCCACGGCGCGAGCCACCCGGAGTTCACCTACCTGCGTTGCACGGAAGGCAGCGTCACAGAGCCAGACCGGCAGCATGCCGAAATCACGTACCGCTACGAAGTGCCAAACGTCGGCACGGAAGACTACCAGCCCAACCCGCTGGCCCGCCGTGACGTGTGGTCGTTCTCTGTGTCCAGTGCCGCCGTGCCGGCCTTGTACTACTACCACGGGCTTAGCAATGGCGACATCCGCCCGCTCGTCAACGCTGCCGGTGATTACATTGAAGGGCTGCAGGCTGTTGAGGGCGAGATTAAGGCGACGATCACCGGCAACCGCCCGACGTTCCCGCTTTCCGTTGCTGGCAGCGTCACAAACTCGATCAACTCCGCACCGTACCTTGGCGGCGCTGCATACACCTGGCTGTGCCAAGGCATCTCCGCTCAGCAGCAGCTCGAGGTGGTGAACGACGTAGAGGTGAAATACTGGAGCGTCAGCGTCGAGCTCGTGTACCGCTCCAGCACGTGGGTCATGAAGATCCCGCACGTGGGTTGGCACTACGTCACAGGCGGCAGCAAAACGAAATGCTGGGTGTACCAGGGCGAGGGCAGCGAAAAGGAAAAGGTAGATGCCTCTGCGCCGCAGCCGTTGACTGAGGCCGGCAACATGAAATACCCAGGCGGCGAGGGCTACCCCGACCAGCTGCTGCGTCGCGTCCACCAGGCCATCGACTTCACAGGTTTTTTTGGCACCCCGCCGTTCTAAGGAGCCCGCCCCATGCCCGACATCAACTACACGATCAACGCCCAGGTGCAGAAAGGCGCTCTCTCGCAACAGTTCGCCGCGTCAGGCATCACTGCCGACATCGCCACGGCTGGCATCCTCGCCGTCACGCTCAACCTCGGCACGGCCGTCACGCAGATCAGCACGGCCACGATGGGCAGCCTCGGCCTGTGTTTCGCCCGTTCGCTCGCCACGGAGACCACGCACACGGTGTCGTTCGGCCGGTTCGACGGCACGAACCTGCACGAGACTATCAACCTGCGTGCTGGTGAGGCTGCGATCCTGCGGCTGGCGGCTGGCAACTACGCCGCGAAGGCTGCCGTGGGTGGCTCCCGCCTAGTGCTCACCGTGCTCGAGGACTAACCATGGCCCAGAAGCCAGACGGCAAGCCAGCCCGCACAGAGCGCGTCACGTTCACGAAGCCTGCCGCAGAGCGGATCGCAAAGGTGGTGCGAGCCGTCGAAGGTGGCGACCGTGACGCGGGGCCGCTGTCGTTTGGCAACCGTGGCGTGGCTGGCAATCCCAAGCTCTTCCGCGTCTGCACCTTCACCGGCGCATGGTCGATCAACGACACGAAAACGGTGACGTTTAAGAATCAGACGGCCACGCCGAATACCGTGGCGGCTGTGAATCTGTTCTTCCCCGTGACATCGACGGCGACCGGGAGTACTGATTGTGCCATCGCTAAGGACGGCACGGCGTGGTTCCTGATCGACGTGCCCTTCGAGACGGCCACGGCGATTTTCGCAGGGGCGACATCGTCCACGTCGGTAATGACTGACGTGACGCTGTCGGCTTCGCTCAATACGTCTGCCTGCACTATCAGTATTGGCAAGACGCTCGTGACAACTTCGGTCACGATTGTTTCTTCTACGTTTACTTCCACGTACCTGCGGTTCAAGGTGTAGGGATGGCGTGTTGTTGTGGTGGCAACGCTTGCGGATGTCCTAGCGTCCCGTTTCCTTCATCATTTAACGTGACGTTTTCAAATTTTGCGTTTAACTTTGTTGAGGCGATAGACGGAAGCGCCAATGGAACAGAGCCTAACTTGTTGAAGACTTTCATCGAGGGGTTGTCTCCGATGATCGTACCAAGAAGATCCATCAATTCTGCCAACACAAGTGCAGATTATTCAAGACTTGAGTGCTCAGAATACAACACGCCATCAAACTGCAACAATTTTCCGCCTGGGTTTTTTGCTTGGAGCCCAATAGCAGGAATAAGAATTTCGACGCTAGCGCTAAAGTTGAATTGCGACGGCAGCGCCGTCACAGATGTTGACGCCCGGCTAATGCCTGCCGGTAGCTGGAGAATTCGTGCAGAAATAAACGGAGGAGACTTTGAAATCTTTTTGCAATTTGCGAGCAACACGCTGTTTGTAGCAAATGACGTTTGCAATATCACAAGCCAACAGATTTCCGCAACCGTCGTTCCAAGCCAGCGAATAGGCGGGTTTATTTCAAGTCGAACATTCTTAAGGCGATATTCTCCGTTTAGTTACTTGTGCTATTCAGGCGCTGGCAATGTTTCGCTTAATCCTGTCTTCAACCCACTGCCGTGATTTCTTGCTACCGCAGCCACCTTGATGCCCGCTGCCGCGAGCGTGGCTATACGCTCGAAGAAGTGATGCCGTGCGTTGTCTCGCAGAACGGCGACGAGTGGACGATCGACGTAGACCATCCGGCGTATCCTCGGCATCCCAAATCTGGATTTGTTCCACCGCAGCCAGAGCCACCACCGACCCCGCGCACTCCGCACGGCCCAGGCACCGAGCTCAAATCCCTGCTAGCCGGCTGGCCCTTCCGCATCTTTGCCACGGCAGACTGCAAATGCACGACCCGCGCCGCCTACATGGACGCTCAGGGCTGCGACTGGTGCGCGTCGCCGGAAGGCATGGCCGAGATCATTGGCTTTCTGCGCGAGGCTGCCGAAGAGCGCGGCCTGCCGTTCGTTGACATGGCCGCTAGGTTGCTCGTGAGACGGGCGATTGCCAACGCCCGCAAAGCGGAGGCCCGTCGTGCCAAAGAAGCCGA